GCCTCTGCGTTGTATGTAATTTTTAAAATTGCAAAAACGCAATTTGACATCAATTTTGTTGTGTCCCACTGGTAAGTCAACAAAGAATCTTGCATGACCTGAATGGCCGTCAAAGATGTATTGACCCCAGAGGAAGAGCCATTTCGATACAAGTACATGAACATCTTGCCATCGACATTTGTTTCTTGTACACCAGTTGATTCATCAAGCAATGCAACAATTCTAGTTGTATCAGTAACATCAAATATGCACTTCTTGCCACCGAAATAAATATCGCCAAACGTGAAAGTATCTGGAGTGCCGCCAGTCTCAGTGTTGGTTACTTCAGCAAGAGAAATAACATAGTACAAATTTTGATTGTCTTCGGTGATGCTCAAGTCGGTGATGATTCCACCAACATAAGCTGAACCGTAAATGACTGGAAGCTTGTTGTCGCCAGCAGGAGGAACTTGAGTTCTATTGCCGGGGTTTTCCGCGCCTGTGTTGATGTTTGGCGCAAAGGCTTTACTGATGATTGTTGAGGCAACAATGTTGATGGCAAAAGAAGCCATTGCGTAACCAGTAGCCCCAAGCGCAGCGGCTGCTAAGAGAGCATCACCAAAAACCGCTCCAAGTACAATTGATGCTGGCATATTAGATCACCCAAAATTCTTCAAGCTTTTGAAACCCATACCGACCGTAATCAAGGTTTGGACTGTTGACCATTTTACTGATAAAGAAGTTTGTCACACGCCCTTCCTCTTTCATCTTTATGGCCTCTTCAAGGTACTTTGCAAGCAAACGATAGCCTGATGTTCCGTTGCGACATTCTTGCTTCACAAAATAAGCAAACTCTGTCAAAAAGAAATGCTTGGGCGACCACAGACTTGGCATCACTCCAGCAATCAGAATCCCTTCAATTTGGTCAGTCTCAGCAATCAAAACAATTCCTTGACCTGCTATCAAATTAGAAAGCATTTGCGACACATACCTCTCGTCATCGGCATCAGACAAAAATCCATATGGCAGTTCAGCGCGATACTCCATAAGCAATTTATAGATTGTAGGAATGTCAAACGGCGATGCGTGACGAATGTTAGGACGCATTATTTCTTGACCTTAAAACCAATTTGTTTGGCACTGTCGGCGCTCTACCAAACGCATAGTTGATTGTAGAAATGAAGTTCACGCGATTCATTGATGTGTCGCCGGGGTTGACTGACTGCCATGAATTGTCATTGGTATAGCGCCCAGAAGTCCTGTTCTGCAAGATCAATTGAAAGCTGGATGCACTCAAGGTCACAGCACCAGCATATTGCCTTGCCTCTTCCATCCACTGTTCAGAGATTGAAAAAGAGTTGACGTAACCATTGAAGTACTGATAAAGCCCGTTGCCACCAGTGGCAAGTGTCCACGGAATTTCAGTCTCGGAATTATTCTTCCAATCCACCGTAAAAGAACTGTTGTTTATCCAGTTGGCATAGCTTAGTGTCAGAAGCTGATTGTTGTCATTGAAAAAACCATGCCACAACTGAATCCGCGAGCCTTTGATGTTTGAGCTAAGAACAAGTCCAAGCATCGCAGTGTCAATACCAACCAGTGTGATGGTTGTTTCATTGGCCGTGCTTTTAATGTCTCGCTGTGCCGAACTTACTTGAATAAGTTGACCAAGCGCCGTGAATGTCCCAACGCCAGCAACATTGATGGTGTAGGGTGCTGTTGAAAAATAATAAGTGCCTGAAGGCGTTGTCAACTTAAAGAAATCCGCATAGCGAATTACGTTTGTATTTACAACTGGCAAGATTTCGTTCATAGCACAACCTCAACGGCGCTAAATTGGCCGTCCCATTGGATAAAGCTGTCGTTTGTCATTGGAACCAGAGTGTAGGTTGGATACTCTCTCAACACAACAGGGAATGTCACGCCAGTGTACGCAGTTGCTCCAAGTATCACAGTTCCAAATTGACCAATAACAGCGGCTACAGGAGCCGTGACGGTGCTTAAAAGAGTGCGGTGGACAGGAATGCTAACTGTTGTCAAAGCGCCTCTGGTGACGTTTGCAGTGGCAATGTAGGAGTAGCGGCCAATCTGAATGAAGTCGCCAACCTTGACGATGAACGATCCAGCACTGATGGCCGGCAAAGAGCCAAGAACAATGGTCTTGTTGGCAGACGATGTTTGCACCTGACAAGCAATGATCTGAGCTTGAGTCATGTCGCCTTGATAGCGAATGTAGTTCAGCCAGCCAGTGGAGCCAAAATTCATGTACTGCTCTGTGATTCGATCAGCCTCTCGCAAGGTAGAAAGCACCCCACGGTTTTGCGAGTACAACAAATAATTCATTGGCCTGATGCCAAACTGAAATGGTTGGACCGTCAGAATTTCCGAGGTGCTGATTCGCATATTCCTCGACATCATCTGACCTGCAAACTTGTGGTCGTTGATGCTGACAGACTCAGCCACAGAAAGAATTGTTTGAAGACTCATAATTTATCCAATCTTTCACTTAGCTGATGCGGTACAGGATGAACGTGTTTGCCGCAGTACGCCGAATTCGGAAGTTGGCTGAAATGCCAGTGGCAATTGTCAAAGAGCCTAGCGATGTTACGCCTGTGTTGACAGCCATCGTGATTGTTCCAGAAGCAGTGTTGATAACGGTAAAGTCGTAGCCAAAATCAACACCTATCCACGGGACCAATGTTTCCATAGTCGTGCCAAGAGGCATTGTGACCGTGTATGTCGTGCCAGTTGTGTTGATGATCTGAGCTTGGATGTTTGCGTTGGTCAGTGTTGCGGCGGCGCTAATGGCCGCAGGTGCTGGCGCATCAACAACAATTGCTCCCGGAAACTGCGTGTTCCCAGACGAGTCAACAACCTGACGGATAGTGCCAGCGCCATCAGACAACACAATGTAGCCGCTGGCCGTGCGGATGTCCAAGCCACCAGAGTTGCCTTGGTAGCTGCCGACAACCACGTTGTTGCTGCCCGTAGTCATCAAAGCACCAGAGCTTGCTCCAAGGAACAGGTTTGTAGCGCCCGTTGTTACAGCAGTTCCTGCGTTGTAACCCAGAGCCGTGTTGCTGCCTCCTGTTGCCGCTGTGAGGGCCGCATAACCAACAGCCGTGCCGTTGCCAGCAGTCAGCACATCATCCAGCGCAAAGTAGCCAATCGCCACGTTGTTGCTGGTGGTGCTGTTGCCCCACAGAGCACGGCGACCAACAGCGGTGTTAAGTGACCCCGTGGTGTTGCTGGACATTGCAAGGTAACCGATGGCCGTGTTCTCTGCGCCAGAAGTGTTTGCGTTTAGAGAGGAAGTTCCAACAGCGGTGTTGTTGCCGCCAGTGACAGCTCCGTTCATTGATGATGCGCCAATAGCAATGTTATTGTCACCAGCAGTTGCAGAAGTAAGCGCAGCAGCGCCAATTGCAATGACGCTTGAAACGGTTTGCGCCGCGCCCAAAGCTCCGCTGCCAATAGCTACGTTACTTGCGCCAGTGGTGATGGCATCGGCAGCATTAGCGCCTACCGCCGTGTTGCCAGAGCCTGTCGTAGTCGCGCCCAAAGCAGCACCGCCAACAGCCGTATTGGTAGCCAAGTTAGCCAAGCCTCTACCTACGGTCATGCCATAGATAGTTGCGTTGCCGTTAACTGTGAATGTGGAACTGAATGTAGTCGCACCAGTGAATGTCTGCGCGGTGTTTGCAAGGGTTGCCAGTGTGCCTGTAATGTTTGGCAGCGTGTATTGCCGGGTGGTTGCAGTTGTGATGCCACTCATCACAAACTCAGCCTTCTTGGTGTTGTCAGTTGGGTCTTCTAGTCTGAAGGTGTAGTTGACCTCCATAGCCGTACCAGCAATGGTGAAGGCATTGTCGTAATACTGAAAGTTTGCATCCAAATTAGCAAGAGGAATTGCACTGGTTGCGGTAGCAAATGAATTTGGCACTGGCATGATTTGTCCTTAACGTGACACTGGAATGCTGCGGTTCGCGCTTTGATAAGCAGCAAACACGCCTTGTTTGTTTTTAGCCAAGAACTGAAGTCCCGACTGTGTATCAATGGCGCTCATGTTTTGAATGATCGGGCCATTGTAGTTAATCGTTTGACCGCCCATGCTGGACAAAGCATTGTTCGGGATAACTGTACCCGCTGTTCGTGGAACAAACAACTCAGGTCCACGCTCACCAATGATGTATGGCGTGTTGGCTTCTGCTGGACCACCTTCGGCCAAAAAGCCGCCTAAGTCCATGTTGCCAAAAGCCTTGCCAGTTCCAAAACCACCACCAGAAAAGCTACCAGCAAATGAGCTAAACAAGCCACGCAGCAACGACATGGCTTGCATCTTCATTTCAATTGCTATCAGGCTTTGTATGGTGCTACGAGCAAAGTCCTTCATGTTCAACTTGCCAGTCTTGACAAAGTTGTCAATTGCAGAACTCATGTTGCCCCAAACGGAATCAAAGACCTCCTGTGTGCGCTTCATGGAATCTTCCATCGTCACAAACATTTTTGCCATTTGCTCTTGGCGATCAATTTGGTCAAGATTGAATTGTTTGTCTGGACCTTCCTCGACTTCTTTGCGCTTTCTGGCGTACTCCAAAGAAATCTGAGCAAGACGCTGCTCTTTTTCTGTGGCGTAAATTAACTTGTACTTCAAATCAAGGGATTCCTTTTGGTATTCCATGTCCTTTGTTCTGGATTGATTGCTAGTGCGAATTGTTTGGCGTCTGTTTTCTTCGGCAACTTCGGCATCTGTTTTTTCTTTTTCTGTTCTTAAAAATTCTTCGTATTCAGACATCATTGTCTTGTTGCGAATCTGCCGCACCTTTTCCGCAGTTTCAGCGGAAATTGCAATTTCTTTGCTTTTGAAAATTGCAAGGTTTTGAGAAGTAGCACGACCATCTTCTTGACGGTTCTTCTCATTCATTTCTCTGCGAGCATCCTCCAGCTTTTTGGCTGCTTCAAGCTCAAGCATTTGTATTTCATTCAAGCCTTGCTTGGCAACTGCAAATTTGGCTTCTGCTTCAGCCTTGGCAACTTCATCTGCTTTGCTCTTGAGCATTCCTTTGTACTTGTCGTACTCGTCAATTTTCTCTTTGGCACTTCCAACAGCTTTTGATGCAGTAGACCTGTTTTGAAGACGTTGAATTTCTAGCAAGTTTTCTTTGCTTGCTTGCAAGGACGCCAATGTTTTGCGCCAGCCTCTTGCAAAAACAGTGTCTTCCTCTTCTGATGTTCCAGAAAGTTTTTGCTTGATGTCAGAAATTTGCTTATCAAGAGCATCAAGAGTTTGAGATTGAGTAGGGCCAGTCAAGAACTCCTTGAACTTTTCCCAATAGTTGCTCATTGCAGTCGTGACTGTCTTCCACGCACCCTCAAGAAAACCAAGCTCACGGCGTTGCTGTGCAAGTTTCGTATTCAGGGCAACAGCCACAACCTGCGCGGCCTCTTGCTTTTTATTCGCCTTCTCCAATGCTTCAATCTGCTTGTATTGCTCAAGCGTCAAAAAATTCATTTCCTTGTTAAGCGACTTGGCCCCTTCAGCCGTTCCACTTAATCCACCCTTGAGTTTTTGTGCTGCCTCTGTAGCAGATACACCTGCAATTTGCGAATAGGTGATGATTGCCTGAGTCACTGCGTTTATTGATTCGCCAGTGAATTGACCAGACGAAATCACGGCCATCAATGCTTCCTTGGTTGTGCCAAGGCTTGCATTGGTTGCGCCGCTTAATGTGTTTGCCAGCTTTTGGAAAGACGCTTCAGTGACCCCTGAATAATTGCCAGTCAACGTAAGAGCATCGCGCAACTTATCCAAATCATCTGCTGCTTGATATGCTGCAATGGCAACACTCCCCAAGCCAACTGCAACAGCGCCAAGGCCAACAGTGAATGGCGTGAACAATGTGCCGATTGCTCGGAACATATTTCCAATACCGCCCATCACATCTTTCAATTGACCACCTTGCTGCAAGATGGCAATGAACGGGCTTTGACCTGATGCGATCTGCGTCACCAAGTCAGTTGTTTGATAGGTCAACTGAATCTTTTGCTGCTCGTTCATCTTGAACTGAGCATTAGTAGCGTTCTTGGCAGATGAAGCAATCTTGTCGTAAGCAGCCGCTTGCTGCAACAACCTGTCCTTCATGTCCTTCGTGGCATTCATAAACCTGCCAGAAGTAACCTCGCGCTGGATCAACTCTACCTTTGTAAGAGCTTTGCCGTAGTCATCTGTTGCATGAGCCAATGCCTTCAACTCACCAGCAGCAGCGTTGGTATCCCTGCGAATGGCGTTTTTCAGCTTGGCGTTTTCTGAGATGGCCTTATCAATAGATGCCGTAAATTCAGCAGTATCCAGACCAAGGACAACACCAAGTCGGGCAATGTTTTGTGATGACATTATTTCTTCCTTCGCGCCAGTTTCTTGGCGTATTCAGGGATTCTGACCGCCAACTGAGATTTTAGTTCAGTAAGCACTGTTTGAGAGTTTTCTTGCAGTGCAGGGCGCAAGAATGGGTTAGCCCCCATCCTAGATGTGCCAAACTCGTTTGCAAGCGATACAGCACTCTTTTTGACCGATACAACAGCAATAGCTGCGTCAGTCTCGTTGACGTAATCGCTGCGCTTGTCCTTCTCGCTTGGGATACGAGCATCCAAGCGGATCGTGTCTCTCATGTGGATGGGGTTTTTGTCGTCCCGTGGCTTTTCGCCAACTGGCGCTTTGGTCTTGGCCGAGTTCAGCACAGACTCCATTGCTGCTTTGGCTGACGGAACAAGTGTATTTCGAGCAACTAAGTCACCCCTGAACCCTTCAGCCATTTCTCTCAACTGCTGCTCAAATTCGGCAAACCCTTCCAGCTTGAAAGATTTGCTTTGCGGGTTGTAGGCCATTTCAAACTTTCAAGAATGCCTCCGAGCCGGGTCTAGTCGCAATGAAACTCAGCAGTTGCTGGTTGACTTGTTCTTGCTGCTGTTTCTCGGTCAAAGGCGGGACGATGTAATCATGCGTTGACGGCAAAACATCCTTCATGCGGAATGGCGCTGCCGTCTTCTGAATTTTCGAGTTTAAGTTGCCCGTGGTCAAGGAACTTAGCGCAAGCAGCATCGCTTTGTTCCCAATCATCCCATCGCTCAACATAATCTCTATGTTTATCAAGTCGTCCACTGGAACATCGTCAGGACACCCACCGTGAGCGTAAATGTACGCTCTGGCCTGTGAGTGAGCGTCCTGAATCAGTTTTTTCGAGAGTCCTTGTAGCCGGGTTGAATCGACTCAGTAATCTTTGCGATCATCTCAAGCTGAACTGCCATCGGCCACTCAGCGTCAATGTCTTCGTAGGTGATGTCATCAAGAGTGCCGACTTCTGGCACAAGCAACCTGATGAATTGGACCATCCGATTTTCCATCATGATGATCTTCTTGACCAAATCCTTTGTGGATCGGCCTTCGATAATCACATCGTCCTCGGTGATTTCAATGCCTTCAATCACAGTTCCCGTGCGGAAGCTGGCAGACATTTTCTCGTAACGAGTTTGCAGGTCTTCGGGGTTGATTTTTTCGATTGCTTCTTCAATCTGTTCCATCTCTTTGGTCAAAGGGATACGAACTTTGAAGACATGACCACCAAGCTCGAATGTCTTGGTGCGTAGATGTGCTTTTTGATAGCTGTCGCCAAAAGCGGATTGAATGCGTGACATGGTTTTTTCCTTATCGTGT